CATCATCAGCAACAAAGACTCGCGTGGCAGGTCTTGCAGACAATTCAATCACTCTTGAATTTCATCAGGATTATGCAACAGGCGAAGTTGAACAAACAATTTATCCATTACTTGGAACAGTTGCAGCGGTAATTGTCAAGCCAAATGGATCAACAACAAGCGCATTCAACCCTTCATATTCCTGCAACGCCGTTATCTCGGAGTGGACTCCGGTATCTGGAGCTGTGGGCGAGTTGGCCAGCGCAAGTGTGTCCTGGCCTGTAAGTGGTGCAATCACTAAGGCGGTTGTGTAATGGCTAGATTAGTTCTTACAAATTGCTATGTTCTTTTTGGATCAACCGATCTCTCAGACCATGTAAGTTCAATTTCATTAAGTTCAAGTTATGACATTGTTGAGACCACCGCGTTCGGACAAACAGCAAAGACTCGTGTTGCAGGTCTTGCAGATAACTCTGTAACATTTGAATTTCATCAGGATTATGCAACTTCAAGTGTGGAGCAGACAATATATCCATTACTTGGAACAGCGGTGAATGTTACAGTTAAGCCTGTTAATGCAGCAACAAGTGCAGTAAATCCTCAGTATAGTTTCTCAGCACTTATATCAGAATGGACTCCGTTGAATGGTGCCGTTGGTGAGTTAGCCACGGTAAGTTCGTCCTTTCCTATCAGCGGCGCAATTACAAAGACAACATCATAAAAAACTAAGGGGGAAATAAAATGGATGGATTAAGTATCAAAATCGTAACAAATGATGATGTGGAAAAAGTGTATTCGCTTCGACCACGCATCATTGTTGACTTTGAACAAAAGTACAACAAAGGACTTGCAAAGCTGATTGGCGAAGAGCAAAAACTAGAACACATCTACTTTCTTGCTTGGTTAGCCTTGAAGCATAACGGAAACATTATCAAGCCCTTTGGCGGAGACTTCCTTGATACACTCAAAGAAGTTTCATTGGTTGCAGACCCAAATTCCGAATCCACAGAGACAGCCTGACCTATTCAATAGCAGCGGTTTCTGTGGAGACAGGATTATCTCCAACTGATTTACTTGATGCCCCCGATGGCATACTTGAAGCAATAGTCATATATCTGAAAGAACGAGCGAAGGCGCGAAGCAAGTAATGGCGGAAATCAATTACAAAGTTGTGATGCAAGGCTTGACCGAAAACATCATCGCCCTTGAACGCTTCGCGCCTGACCTTAAAAGAGAACTGAATAAAGAGATTCGTGGAATCCTTGCACCAATTGTTGTTGAAGCAAAAAGTTATCTTCCAAGCAATGACCAAATCCATCCTTCAGGGTGGGCAAAAGGTGGATTCAAACGATTCAATGGCATTGGGCCGTTAGCGCAAGATCAAACTCGTGGTTTTATCGCATACGATGCTGAACGAGCTAAAGCAGGAATCAAACAAACTGCTGCAACTACCAAAAAGAACGGCACAGGTTTTCGGAACACTTATGGAGTTGTTCAACGCGACCCAGGTGGAGCAATCTTTGAAACGGCAGGTCGAGGAAGTGCGGCATCACGCTCACGAAGCAAGACAAGCCGTTCACGCAATCCACAGGCTTCACAACACTTTATCGGTGTGATTCAAAGAGAGCATGGCGCATTGCCAACTGCTCGCGGTGAAGGTAAAGATAAAGGTCGCGCACTCATAAAAGCCGTTGATAACAAAAGATACAAAGCATTGCAAGGAATTCGTGAGGCAGTTGAAAAAGCCTCTGCAAAAGCACAGGCACGCGTTGATGCCGCAGTCAGTCAGAGAGAGGTGTAAATCATGGCAATTGTTGAGCGGATTATCACCGTCTATAATGACAAAGGTTCCAAGCAAGCCGTCAAAGACCTCAAAGGTCTTGAGAAAAATTTTGCCAATGCAGGAAAAAAGATTGCAAAAGCATTTGCAGTTGCAACAGTTGCCGTAGGTGCATTTGCCGTCAAAACAGGTGTTGATGCCGTAAAAGGTGCAATTGAAGATCAAAAATCACAAGCACTTCTTGCCAATGCTTTGCGTAACACCACAGGTGCAACAGATTCCGCAATCAAAGCTACTGAAGAATACATTTCAAAGCAACAAATGTTGGTTGCCGTATCTGACACAGAACTTCGTCAGAGTCTTATCACCCTCACCACGGCAACAGGTGATTTGACACAGGCACAGGCTCTTCAAAATGTTGCTCTTGATACTGCGGCCGGTACTCAAAAAGATTTACAAACTGTTTCTTTAGCAATTGCAAAGGCATACAACGGGAACATTGGCGCACTCACAAAACTTGGCGTGAGCATTGACAAAACAATTGTCAAAAATAAAGATTTCAAAGGCGCAGTTGATGCTTTAACAAAAGCATATGGTGGCGCTGCAATTACCGCAGCAGATAGCCTTGAAGGTCGTTTGAAGCAATTGTCACTTGCTTATGACGAAATCCTTGAGACTTTAGGATACGCCCTTCTTCCTGTCATTCAAGAATTTGCAGAATACATTGTTGCCAATGTTCTTCCTGCACTTGAACAATGGGTGAACACGAACAAGGATGAACTTGCAGCAGGTTTAGAAGGTTTAGGAACAACACTTCTCCAAGTTGGTAAATTGTTAGCTGGATTCTTCAAAGTAATTTCCGAGAATTTGGGTGCAGTAAAAGCATTCGCAGCAATCTTTGTTGGCGCAAAGTTGGCAACAGGTATTTATGGCGTTGTGACTGCAATCGGTCTTTTGCGATCAGCTTTTGTCAAGCAAACAGCAGCAGCAACCGCCGCAGGTACGGCAACCGCGTTTGCCACAGGCGGTGCTTCGGCAATCGCAGCAGCAGCAGCCATTGGCGGTTTCGTTGTTGCAGCAGGTGCAGCATATGTTGCAATCAATAAACTGACAGATGCAACCGATAAGGGTGCAGAATCAACTCAAGCATACAATTCACATTTGAGTGAACTCAACGAGTTTGCAAAGCAGTTTGCAATCAATAATGCAAAAAACACCAAAATCATCAACAAAAACATAACTGAAACAAAACAATTAACTGCTGCTGAAAAGAAAGCCGCTGAAGTTCGTGCTGCAATCAAAAAAGCAGGTCTTGACAAATTTGGCATCAAAAATGTTTCAGATACAGATCCAATTCAGCTTGAAGCAGCACGCCTGAATCTTCTGAAGCAAAATAATCTAGAAGAACAACGCCGACTTGCAGCAATCATTGAAAATATGAATGCTCAAATGAAAGCTAATCAAGCAGTTGAGCGATATGTTGATTTGCTTGGAGTCGTTGCCGATCAAGTTATTTCAGATCAAGAAGTCATCCTTCTTGCCGGCAAATGGGGAATCAGCGCAGACAAAGTTGTTGCTTATACAACCGCCATCTTTGCAGTCAATGATGCAAAACTTTCAACAGAAGAAATTGACCTGCTTGCAAGGCAATGGGGAATCACCAAGAAACAAGCAGAGATGTATCTTGACTTTTTCAAATACATCAACGATGGCAAATTAGATCAGAGCGAAGTCAATGCTTTGATGGACAAGTGGGGTCTGACTAACAAAGAAGTCAAGGATTATGCCGACAAGATTTCAAAGGGTGTCACTCCATCGGATTTGTGGCCAACACCTGGAAATCAAGCAGCGCAGTCTTGGCGTGATGCCCTTGCAGCTTTGAATGCCTACAATGCAGCGTTAGGTGTGAAACTTTCACCAACAGGGCCGACAGTTACAACACCAGACGGTGGCGGCGGTGGTGGTGGCGGTGGCGGTGGCGATACATTCCTTCCTGTATCAACTGCGCTAATCAATAAAGCAGTTGAAGATTTAGGCGGAGTGATTTCGGTCATTGGAGCTAATGGTAGAGAATTCACAAAACTTGTTGAGAATACTGCACCTGTATTTCAAACCTTAGAAGATAGTGTTGCAAAGAATGCTTTTATATCTCAAGGAATTGTCACTCAACCATTTGATGCAGGTTCATTCAGAACGGCAGAAGGTGGAAGTTTATTCTCATCAGGTGCAGTTGGATCACGCGATGTCATTGTCAATGTTTATGGAAGTGTGACAACCGAGAATGACTTGGTTGCAACTGTTCGAAACGGATTGCTTCAAGGACAGAATAACGGTCAAGCAATTGTGAAATCAGCGGTGGCACTCTAATGGCTATGCCTACACTTGGCGTTGCAGTTGACTTTGCCAACGGCCCTGCCTTCGGCAATCCACTTATTCTTGGTGATGCTTCAACGCCGCTTGGCGTGGGCATCCTGGCAGATACGGCATCAGATGTTGTTGATGTTTCTGACATTACCCTTCGCGCTTCAATTCGCAGAGGAAGAAACAGAATCCTCAATAAGTTTGAAGCAGGAAGTGCAACTGTTACTCTTGAGGATACAAACGGCGATTGGGTGCCAACAAACACCTCATCGCCCTACTATGGCAAACTCGTACCTCTTCGCAAAATCCGCATTTGGGCAGATTACAATTCAGTACGCTATTACCTATATTCAGGCTATATCACGAGCTATGACACAAACTTTCGAGTCGGTGTTGAATCAGTCTCAAGTGTGACCTTGCAATGCGTAGATGCATTCCGTCTTTTCTCCAATGTTTCGATTTCAACGGTGGCAGGAACTTCGGCAGGGCAGACAACAGGTGAGCGCATGAATAACCTGCTTGATGTTCCAGCCTTCCCAACTTCGATGCGCGTGATTGATACAGGCGATAGCACCGTTCAGGCAGACCCAGGAACTGACCGCGACCTGCTCAATGCCTTGCAGACAATTGAAAACAGCGAATTCGGCGGTTTCTACATTGACCCTGAAGGCAACGCCACATTCCTTTCACGCGATACCCTGGCTCAAAAGGCAGATCAGACGGCAACAGATTTTGCAGATGATGGCACAGGCATTTCATATCAAACCATTGATTTTGCCTATGACGACACCCTTATCTTTAACGATGTGACGGTCAACCGCGTTGGTGGTACAGCTCAAACTGTGCAGGATACAAGCAGCATTGAGACCTATTTCATCCACTCAGGAAAGCGTGAAGGATTACTTATTGAAACCGATGCCGAGTCTTTAGACCAGGCAACGATGATCCTTCAATCACGCAAAGATGCCATTTTCCGCATTGACTCCATTGGGCTGAATTTGGCAGATGATGCAGAGACGGCTCGAATCCAGGCAGGGTTGGAACTAGACATCTTTGACTTGGTTGACAT